TTCCAATGCCATGACAACGGGCCGCCTTCGCCATAACAACCCTTTCCGCCGTTTGCCTTTTTGAGCGGGCAAGCGTCCGGGCAAGTATTGCGGCCCGACGTTGAAACGGGAATCTTGCCCGTCTTTACGTTGCCGCTCTTCTGCGACAAGTGAACGATAGGTGGAGCGTTGCGGATCATGAGCGGCTCCAGGTCCTAGGCTCAGCTTGCGTTTTCCAATTGCTTCCACCGTCAAACGCGACTAGCACGCGATGATTCCAGGCATTTGCCATTACCCATTCCATGACATTCGAAGCATGATAGGAGGTTGTCATATCGTGCAAATAAACCGACAACCTGCTTTCATGGATTCTTCCAAAAATCCGACAATCAATTATCTCTTTAGTTTTCCAGTCTTTAATCAATATCTTTACCGTAGTACTTCCAGGGAAGTAAGCGTTTTCGCTAATCTTCGCCTGGATAATACCGCCCGTGCAGCATTCGCCTATCTTCCATGTTTTTGTTTTGTTCATAGTGTGTAGTTTCCTTTCTTTTGTTTATGCCTTGGGAGTTCCTATCGGATTCTCCATCGACAAGTAGCAATCTAATGCAAGCGGATTGACTCATCAATACTTTCTTTTCGCTTTAGATAAGGTATAAGGGTGACTTATGGATGAAATAGGCGCAGCTCCAGGCGCGTTAGAATTGCCAAACGACAAGGCGAAAAACGGCAGGCCGACGCAATACGACGAAAAGCTAGGCGTGAAGATAATCGATGCGGTCCGGGCCGGGTTTACTTTAGAGCGCGCCGCTGAATATGTCGGGATCAATCCAGGAACGGCGCAAGGTTGGGTCACAAAGCGTCAAGACTTTGGTCGACTCATAAAAAAGGCAAGGCGCGAACACGAAATGGCCCTCCTACGTAGCGTTGAATTAGCAGGGGAAAAGAGTTGGCAGGCGCGTGCCTGGATACTGGAGAGAACGCACGGATATGCACAACCTAGTGCGCGGCTGAATGTTACGCAAGACGTTACGCATGGAATCAGCGGCAACCTAGCCTCTTTACTCGCGGGCATCGCGGGGAGAAAGAAGACGCAAGTTATTGATGCCAAGGCAGTTGAGGTTAAAACGGCACTACCAATTCGAGACAATAGCTATTGTGCGACAGATGACACGCAAACTATTGTCACTCCAACGCTAAAAGTTTTGACAAAGCCTAGGCATAAACGCATGAGAACTAGAAAGCCAAGGGCTGAGAGCTTGGCTAGGTACACCACCACGCCCCCCGCCACCCCCCCAGCCCCCATTTAATACGCATAACCCCCCCCAAATTATTGTGGCTCAAAACAAAAAGAGGTCTTAACTAACGCTAATGCCAAAGCCCCCCAAGCGTAGCCAAGAAGAGATTCTCGAAGACCTCTCTAAACCAGCCGCATTCGCATCTAATGTATTGGGAATCAATCTGTATGACTGGCAACGGAAGGTGTTGCGCGATTTGGAGGCTAGAGACTGTCGCGTAGCTCTGCGTGCAGCCAACGGCTCTGGCAAGACCAGCACCGTCATTTCGGCTATTTTGATATGGCACGCGCTCGTTTACCCGCGCTCAATTGCGGTAACAACCGCCGGCGTTTTCCGCCAAGTCGAAAGCCAACTCTGGCCTAGCCTGCGCAATCACATTGCCAAGCTTGGTGGTGCTTGGGAGGTCACATCTGGCGAGATCCGCTACCTCCACCCCAACGGCAACACATCACGCATTATAGGCTACTCAGCGACTGACCCTGGGCGCGCTGAAGGCTGGCACGCAGAAGACCACGAATACCATCCATTGCTGATGGTGGTGGACGAAGCCAAGACCGTAGCCGACCCGCTGTTTGAGGCCATCAGCCGATGTCAACCAACCCGCTTGCTAATCGCATCCAGCCCAGGCGGGACTAGCGGCGCGTTCTATCGAGCGTTCACCAAGGAAGCCAATATGTGGTCGAAGCACGCAGTCACAGCGTTTGACTGCCCGCACATCACGCAGAACCAGATTGATGAAGTAATCCAGCGTTACGGCGAGAAGCACCCGCTGACCCGATCCATGATCTACGGCGAGTTTGTTGACATAGGTGCGGAGAGCCTTGTGGTCAGCTTGACCCAGCTCCAAAACTGCCACAACAGCCCACCCGACTTTAAACCGGGAGATCGCAAGGCAGGCGTTGACTTTGCGGCTGGTGGCGATCAGAACGTGCTTTGCGTAAGTGACGGCAACAAGATCCTGCCATTCATCGCTTGGCGCGAAAGGGATACGATGTCTGCGGTAGGCAGGTTTATAGTCGAGTTTAAGAAGGCTGGGTTAAAGCCAGAGAACATCTACGCCGACGCAAGCGGTCTTGGGATGCCTATGTGCGATGCTTTGGCTGAAGCTGGCTGGGAAGTCAATAGGGTCAACTTTGGGTCTGCTGCATTCGACACCGATGCCTACACCAATCGTGCAGCCGAGATGTGGTACAATATGGCCAAGAAGATTGAGAGTGCCGACATCATACTGCCAGAGGATGAGGACTTGACAGCACAATTGACTTGCAGGCGAACCATCACCAACAGCAAGGGTAAGCTTGGCGTGGAGTCCAAGGACTCAATGCGTGCCAGAGGACTTGCATCGCCGGACAGAGCCGATGCGTTGGCATTGTGCCTAAGTGGTGGTAATGTAGGCTTGGACTTGACTTTCCCCGTAGAACGTCCAAGCTGGAGACTTCTTAGCCAGATGATGGAGTCACACGACCCTGTTATGGCTGGCTTTGATGCAGGAGGATAAACTATGAATATCTGGAACTGGATTACTTCAAATTGGCAAGAGATCGTAGCCGCTGTTGGTGGCATCGTTCTTGCCGCACGCATTATTGTTAAGCTCACCCCGACACCGGCTGACGATTCGTTCTTGGAGAAGATCGTCAACTTTCTGAAGACAGTCGGCCTCAATATCAAATAAGTTTATTTGTGCTGCGTGCAATCCTTGAGATCATCGCAGCCGTCTTTCGCATCATTCCAGGTTGGAAAGAAAAGCGAACACAAAACATCGAAGGCGAGTGGCGGGATAACCGCAATGCTATTGAGCGTGATCTGCGTGGTGAGTCTTGGTGGATGCGCAACAACGACACCAGTAACACACACAACGGGGATAGTTGAAGAACTGATGAAAGATCCTACCTATATTGAAATTCGTCGTGGCACACCTGGCACTCGCGAGTGGGCTAGGAAAGCATTGAATGCTGTCAACGATCTTTCGTATGAACTAAAAGTGGAGCGTAACAAATGAAGAATCTTGAAGCACGCGAAGGTTATCACATGCGGATCATTGACTGCTTGAACCAGCGTGAGACTTGGGAGAATCGTCAACGCTTGTTCTACCAAGCCCGCTACTTCGGTGTTCGTCGCAAGATGAAACCTTGGCCGTCTGCGGCTGACCTACACGTTCAGCTAATTGACAGCGCAATCGAGAAGCTAAAACCTTCGTTCGTCAACAGCGCAATCGGCAACGACATCCTTTCCAGTTTTGTACCTATGCGCCAGCAGTTGACCCCGCTGACCGTATCAGCCGAGCGTTGGTTTGATTACAAGATGCGCGAGCAGTCCAACTTCCAGAAAGAGATTGTCTCGGTTATTGACAACTTATTGTTGTATGGCCGTGGCGTATCAAAGGTCTTGTGGAATGAGGACAAGAAGCAGATCAGCTTTGAAGCGATTGATCCGTTCCACTTGGTTGTGCCTGCGTACAGCAAGAGTATGGCTGATGCAGACTTCATCGTTCACATCATTCTTGTTTCGGTTGATTCCTACAAATCCAATCCGATGTACAAACAGGACAAGGATTTTGTCACCAAGATCAGCGGTAAGGTCAACCAGTCCGTCGGTCTGCGTAGCGAGATTCAGGATGAGATTTATCGTCGTGAAGGCATTACGCAGGAATCCGGCAACGACACGATTATTTTATGGGAACTTTACACTCCGTCCGATAAGGGCTGGAAAGTTCAGACCTACAGCCCGCTTGAAGTCGAGACTGATGTTCGCAAACCTTTCTACTTGCCGTATGAACACGGCGAGCCTCCTTTCGTAGATTTCCCCTATGAGGTCACAGGGGGCGGTTGGTACAGTCCTCGCGGAGTTGCAGAAATCCTCCTCCCAGGCGAGAACCTGTTAAACAAGCTCAAAAACTCCCTCAGCGACTATGTAGAGCTGGCCAACCGACCCGTCTTTGAAGCGCAGAATCCGATCTCGCTCAACACAGCGAATCTGAAGATGCAACCCGGTCAGATCCTTCCGCAAGGATTGAAGCCGGTTCAGTTCAGCCAACCTCCATTCGACTTCCAGAAGCTGATGCTCGAAGAGCGTATGCTTGCGGAACAACGGATGGGTAGCCCTGACTTTGGTGCTGGTTCGCAGTTCCAAGTCTCGGATCGTAAGACTGCGACTGAGATCGCAGCGGTACAGGCACAAGCGGCAGCCTCCGGTGACTTACGCAATCGTATTTTCAGAATGAGCCTAGCTCACTTGTTCCGTCAGTGCTGGTCGCTGTACGTCCAGTACGCCAAGGAAGATTTGATGTATCGGTATGCGGAAGAAACTGGCCAGATGGTTCCAGAGGGAATCCACGACCAGTACGCAATTGAACCCAAGGGTGGACTTGACTTTATCAACCGTCAGTTTGCGTTACAGAAGTCTGTGGCTCGAATGCAGATGTTCCAAAATAATAGCTATATTAACCAAGGAGAACTGGTAAAATCAGTGCTTGAACAAGATGATCCCTCGCTGGTCCGCAGACTCTTCCAAGATCCAAACGCAGCCTCTGGCGATCAAGCTGAAGATCAAGCGACTGAAATCGCGACTATGCTTGCAACTGGATTCCCAGTCGCAATCAAGCCTAGCGATGATCACAAAGCGCATATATCCGTTCTGTTCGCATTTAACCAAGCGGCTCAACAGCGGCAACAGCAGGTCGATCAGAGTGCAATGCAAGTTCTGATGGCTCACTTGCAACAGCACTTGGCTGCGTTGGAACAAGATGACCCGAACACATCCCGTGCAATCCAGAAACAGCTTCGCGATGCGGCCAAAGCTCAAATGCAACAGCAGGGACAGCAATTGCCTCCCGAAGCTATGCAGGCTCAACAAGCTGGTCCGATGCCTGCTTGATCGAACAATTTGACACAAGAGACTTGATGGTTGATGCCTTCATTAAGGAAGGCATGGCTGGTGCGGAGATCGGAGTGTTTGCTGGAGATTTCTCTGCTAAATTAAGAAGCAAGAATCCAAGCGTACTTTACTTGGTTGACTTATTTGAAGGCAAATGGCCGTCCGGTGACGTGGATGGAAACAATCTAAGGCACATTGACCTTCACGAATCGCTTGTAGCGTTGCACGACAAGTACCAGAAAGATCCAGTCGTAAAGCTTGTCAAGGGTGCGTCATTCTTCTTTATGGCAAGTTTGCCCGAGAATTTGCTTGATTTTATTTACCTTGACGGCGACCACTCTTACCCCGGCGTTAAGATTGACCTTGAGATGGCCAGGATCTTGGTCAAGCCAGACGGTTTGATCATGGGTCACGACTACTCAATGAATATGGATAAGGCCAAGACTAATTACGAATTTGGGGTCAAGAAAGCAGTTGACGAGTTTTGTACAAGGCATAGCGTGGCAATCAAGGCTATCGCAAATGACGGCTGCACATCATTTTGCATAGTCAACAAATAATATACATGAGATATAAAAGAGGCAACATAAGACAAGATGGTATGATGTTTTGGTCATACAGATACAATAATGAAATATGGCTAACACCAGAAAATTTCACAAAACGTCATCAACAAAAATTAGCTTGGCAAAGAAAGAATGTTGATCCAATACAGAATAGAAAAAATGTAATGGAATGGACAAAAAACAATCTATCCCGCAAGCTTGCGCGCAATGCGAAATACGAAGCAATGAAGGTAAATCCCAAAGTATTGTGTGGTGACAATAAAATAATGAAAGTTTTTTATGATGCAGCCAGAAGAGTGGGGCAATGCATCGGAATAAAATTTCATGTAGATCACATTGTCCCGCTTTCGTTAGGCGGGAATCATCATCAAAGCAACTTGCAATGGGTTCCATATAAGTGGAATCTATCAAAACACAACAGAGAAAGCGGAAAGCTATTTTCGTTATAAATTATTTATGATTAAACTCTTAAAGGCATTTAATTTTTTTATAAGGAACTACGAATGGGTCAACGAGCCTAAGTGGGAAGATGAAGACGAGAAGGCGTGGACTGGCTTTCTTGCTACACCAACTGGACGGAAACTAAGCCTTATTTTGCTTAATCTAACCTTGCGTCAAAACGCCTCTGCCGTGATGAAGAAAACTGCGGAACTTGCAGAAGCTTGTGGGCGTGCTAATGGATATAGGGCTTGCGTTGCGACCTTAGAATCGCTCGCATCCCAAAAACTAAACTCAGCCATCCAAGACGGCATGGATGGGTCTGATGAAACTGCCGTCAACTAACCTACGCCACAGAATGACTCCCTGTGGCGCGGTGTAAGAAAGGGTCAAAATGGCGGAATTGAATAACCCAACCGAGGCAGAAGTCTTGGCTTTGGCTAGAGCAGCAGATGAAGGCGTGGATTACACACCAGCACCAGTTGCTTCAGTTGAAACAAGCGGAACTGAATCGGAGACGGCCAGCGGAGATAACTCGGAGCAACCCGCGACTCCCGAAACCACCGAAACGAAATCCACATCGATTGATGTGGTGACGGATGAAGTCCCAGAGACTGAAACCGTTTCAACCAAAAGTTCTTTAACAGAGCAATCTGATGAATCCAAGTCAGAGTCGGCTTCCGAAGAAAAGAAGCCAAGCAAGTACCAAAGGGCGCAGTCTCGACTCGCAAAAGAGTGGGACGATGTCAAAGCGGAACGAGCAAGACTCCAGGCTGAAAGGGAAGCACTTGAGGCAGCCAAGACTGCAAAGGCTAGTCAAGTGTCTTCTGAAGCAGAGACAAAGGGAAACAGTCGCAAGTTTAGCGCGGAAGATTATCGGGAAGCAGCAAAAAGCTACCGTGATGAAGGCCGTGACGATCTTGCGAAACTCGCTGAAAACAAAGCCAGCGAGATTGAGGTAGAGGACAAGAGAGCGTTTGAGCAGAAGGTGCAGACTGAAATGAAGTCTGCGTGGGATAAGAACCTCATGGAAGAGGTCGATTCCAACCCTGAACTCAAAGACTCTTCTACGCCACTCTACAAGGCTGTTTCACAACTGCTACAACAGCACGCAATCCTGCGGAACTATCCAGCAGGAATCAAAGATGCTGTTGGTTTGGCCAAGATGCACTTGAAAGCGGAGGCCGCCTCTGGCTTGGAGAAAAAGATTGCGCAGTATGAGTCAGAACTGACTCGACTGAGAAAAGCTACGACACCGGCGAACAGTCAGCCTTCAGCTCCTGCACGTCAGAAGCAGTTCCATGAAATGTCCAGCAAGGAACAGGAAATGGAATTGTTGAAGATGGCCGCAGAAGCTGATCGCGTCTAAACTCTGGTTCTAGCAGAAAGATAATACTACAATGGCTAACGTAACCACAGGGTCTGTCTCTGCACAGTTTCAGACCTTTTTTTCAAAGCAACTCCTAGAACGGCAGATCCCCTTGCTCCAGATGGAGCAGTTTGCCCAAAAGGTTCCTTACCCGACGAAAACTGGCGGCAACAAGACCGTCCGTTTCTTCCGGTTTGACAACCCCAGCATCAGCTCGATCACCACTCTCTCCGAAGGAACGACTCCTACGGGCGGAACTGGTGAACGTCAGTTGACCCTGACCACGGTTGAAGCAACCCTCGTTCAGTACGGCTCCAGCATCGTTCTCACGGACGTGTTGCTCGCCACCGAACTCTTCAACCACTTGGCGCAGGCCACGAAGCAACTCGGCGAAGACGCAGCTCTGCATGCGGATACATTGTCGCATCGCGCGTTGGTCTTGAACACGACTGACTCCACAACTGCTGGAACAACCGTTTCTACTGCGGCTTATACCCGCTATGCTCAGAACGGAACCAACGGAACCAACTTCCAAGGCGCATCTGCGGCTAATGCTGCGATGACTGCTCTTGACTTGTTGGATGCCGCGACCTCACTCAAAGTGAACCGCGCTCCCAAGATCAAAGATGGTTACGTCCTCATCGCTCCTCCCCAGGTCACTCGTGACTTGATGAACGACGATGACTTCCTCCGCGTGTCCTCCTACTCTGCTCCGGATGCTATCTTCCGTGGCGAAGTTGGTCGGCTCTTCGGCGTGAGCGTGATCGAAACTACAAACAACTTGACGGCTGGAACGGCTGCCTACGGTGTCAACACCGAAGCTACCGGAACCAACTACGCTTCCATCGTTCTCGGTGGGCAAGCCTTCGGCGTGCCTCACTTGACGGCGGTTGCTGCTACCGGATCGCCTTATGCTCCTAAGGTCACGATTCTGGATGCTCCCGACAAGAGCGACATCTATGGACAACGCACCTATGCGTCGTTCAAGACGTTCTACACTGCCAAGCAGTTGAACCCTGCGTTCTACCGCGTGGTGTGGTCGAAGAGCAACTTTAGCTAAAGATCCTAATGGGAACCATGCTAGTTATCGGTATGGGTCCTCGGAAGGCTGGGGAGGGTAAAACCTCCCCAGCTTCTTCCAAAGAGAAGTCTATGCCCAAGGAAGGTCTTGTTCGCTTGCCGCTATCTATGCTTGAGATGGATGGTGGAGAAGGCGAAATGACTGCTCCCGAAGCAGGCGACTCTGTGGAACTCAGTGGCACAGTTGAAAAGGTTGACGGTGATGTTGTTCATGTTCGCGTCAATGATGCGATGGTGGAGAACGAATCCGAAGAGCCTGAAGAGCCAATGATGTCCGAAGAGGATAAAATGCGTAAGTTGGCAGAGTCAGCCGACGAGGAAAGCTATAGCTAATGCCGATCTACCAGTACACCGACACCCGAAACGGATCAGTCGTTGAACTGGAGAAAACGGTTGCTAATCGGGATTCAGTTCCCAAGCACCTCAAAAGGTTTACTTTCCCACAACGCTTGGCAGTATTTGGAACCGGAGAATCCCCATCCGATCCCAGGCTGTCGAGTACATCAACAATTATGAAGGGGTACTACAAACAAGAACAAAAGCTTGGGAGTAGGTTCAAAAGCAGCTTCAGCGCGGATCAAGTGAAACGTGCCTGGAGTCGCAAAGGAGATTAACTATGTCAGACATTTATGTGCGTAGGGAAGCATTGGCCAAAAGCCGTCCTTTCCGCCTCGATACAGCCAAAGAAACGCAGTTGGTTGAAATTATCAGCACAGCTACTGGCGGGACATTCAGCACGAGTGCAACCAGCCTTGGTGCTTTGTTGCTAAAAGTCAACGGTACTGCTGTAAAGATTCCGTTCTACACGGCGTAAGTTATGTCGCGTGCATTAGACAAATTCCAAGGTGGAAACGGGTTTACCGTTGGCACTTCTGGAACTGCGACATCAGGCTACTGGGCGATCCAGATGCTTGCCGACACCACGTTTACCACTATCAGCGGAAATTATGATGGTACGCTGACTGGTATATCAATTGGTTCCGGCAATATCATCTACGGCGAGTTTAACAGCTTTACGGCTGGAACTGGTCGAGTGATTGCATACAAATCGGCCTAATGGAATTAGCAGTCAACCCGCCAAAGGTTCTAGTCCTTGGCGGGTGATTGCATTGTAATTTTATGCCATCGCTAAGTCTTAACATTGGACTAAACAACGGAAGAAAACTGCCTTTTGGTGGTGGTGCTGCGCCCAGCGGGATTAACCCAGCCACACCCACCAATTTAATTATTACATTTGCAGATCAAACAAATGGATTTTACAGCAGAAACACCCCTGGAGTGCATACTGAGTGGTATCAATTTATTGATAGCGGAGAAGAATGCAAATTAGAATGGACTGGTACAATTTGGAGATTAAGAAGAGTTGTTAACGGAGAATTTGCTGGGCCGTATGGTGGAGAGGCAACAAATAATACGGGGAATGTAAATCTACTTCCTACAACTGGATGGGTTTACACGATCACAGATTACGGAACGCCCACCGTAACCATCACCGCAGCTTGATGAACATTCCGCTGGTCATCCTCTGCCTTGCTTTTGCATCTTGCTCACCACGCAAGCAGGATAACAATGCTTTGCCAATATATTCAGATATGAGTGCTGCTGAAGATGCTGGGAAGACTCATTATGGGAACTGATGACCAGATTGGCGACTTGCGGGAGAGGCTGGCAAGGATGGAAGAGAGGCAACTCTCTCTGTATAAAATGGTAGAGACGAGCTTGTCAAACTACGCAGATGTGGTAAATAGAATCTCTTCCCTGGAGCATCTCCGGACGAAGGCTCTGGCTATTGCGGGGGTTGTTGGTCTAGTATGTTCAATGGCCTGGGATTTATTAAAAAATCGTTTTAACAGCTAGGAGAACAAATGCCAACACTCGGAACACAACTAATTAGCACCAGCTATCCACAGCTTCTAAAGACCTTTGGAACTGGTGGCATTGATGGCACGCTTCAGGTTATTACTGATGGCGATGACACGTCTTCGGCTCTTCAGCTATCCACAACTGGCGTATCCAGCACTGGCTCAATGTCGGTTACTGGCACGGCCACGGTTGGAACACTCAAGGTAGGCGCATCTGGTCCAAGACTTACTGCGGTAAGCTATGGAACATTTGCCTTCTCTGGCGGCACAGTTCAGACGCACGCTGCCAACGACACCACAACTGGAACATTTGCTTTATCATGCCAGCTTGGCGACATTGTGATTGGATCAATCAATAGTTTTGGATCAACTACTGGGGCTGGGGCTTTGTTTGTAACAAGCTTCTTCCCGATAGCAACGGATGTTGTCGAATACAACATAATCGGAAAAGGCACAACCACAGGGACAATTCCAGCAGGAACAATTCACGCAACCGCAATGAGGTTTACAACTTAATATGGCAACAATCCTTAATCGTCAGACGACATTTGCAACCAACGGAACAGTCACTGCGGCTGGCCTGCATAACCTCATTGACCAGACTGAAATTTATGCTGGCATTATTACGACCCAAGATCAGATTGCCAGCGTAGGCAGTTCCGACCAATTGCTGATTGCCGATGCTGACGAAACATCCACATCTGCTCCGCGCAGAGTTACGGTTGGAAGCATGTTCAACGATGCATTGAACAATGGAATTTATACGACTGGTAGTTTTACAAATAGGGTAACGGCTGGAAGTTTTGTCGGCAATTTGACTGGTAACGTAACCGGAACGATTGTTGGCACAACTGGAACGATTGCCACGCTGAACAGCACGACAAGCACGATCACAAATCTTTCCGCAACCACATCCACATTCCTTGGAACAATCACAGGCTCAACCAACGTAATTAACATTGGTGGCGGGCAGATTTATAAGGATGGGAGTGGCAACGTTGGGATTGGGACGACGAGTCCTGCATTTGCATTAAATGTAAAAGCAGCAGCCTCAGAATACAGAACAGCATTGTTTGAGACATTAAGTCCAAGCGGTCCTTCGGTTCAGATTAAGGGCAGCAAAACGTATGAATTGCGAAGCACTGGAACAGCTGCATCAGAAGGCGGCGGATTATTCTTTATTTACGATAAAGACAATGAAGCACCAAGACTTGCTGTTGGCTCAAGCGGCAATGTTACGATTGGTGCTGCTGGAGGAAATGCTAAACTAGATGTGAGGATCGCAGTTGCCAAAGCGACCACTGCTGAAACAAAAACTATTAACTTATCCTCTAGCGATGCCAGCAATGCACTAACTCTTGAACTTGCATTAGGAACAAATTCAACAGCAGCAAGCAGGTACTCATCTATTCAGTCAGTAGAATCTGGTGTTGCATATCGTGATCTACTTCTAAATAAAGATGGAGGCAACGTTGGGATTGGGACTGGTGGAACTGCGGCTGCATCAAAACTTGACGTTTATGGTTTGGGCAATTTTCAAGGTCTTGAGGTTGGAAAATCTGGTCAAACTGGAAATAGGGTTGCTGGAATTGATTTTACAGGAGATGACACATATACAGATTACGGATTTAGAATTATAAGGCAATCAACTGGTTCAAATGCCGATACATATTTAACAAACAGAGGAACTGGAAATGTAATTCTTCAGAGCGAAGAGGCTGGGCAAGTATTGCTTAATACAAATTCAGCAACTAGAGTTACAATTGCCTCTGGTGGAGGTGTAACTATTGCTGGTCTTGCTGGCACTGGATCAAGAGCGGTAAATGCTAGTGCTGCTGGTCTTTTGTCGGCCGCATCTGATGCGTCATTAAAGGAAGAGGTTGCTGGAGCGCACATTGCTGGTCTTGCAGAAATACTTCAAATTCATCCAAAGATGTACAGATGGAAGGATGATATTGCCAATCGCGGTGAAAATGCGTCTGTTGAATTAGGATTTATTGCAAATGATGTTGCACCAATAATTCCATCTGCTGCTCCTTTAGGAAACGATGGTCTTTATGGATTCTATGATAGGTCAATAACGGCAGCATTAGTTAAGGCAGTCCAAGAACTTAAATCCGAAAACGACTCTCTCAAGTCTCGCATTGAAGCACTAGAAGCCAAATGACCCTAACCGAGATCGCTCAATATGCTGGCGAGAAGGTTGGCAAGACCGATTCCGACACTCTCACGTTTCTGCAAAAGTCAGCATCGCTGAACTACCGGCGCGTATGGAACTTTGCGCCTTGGCGTGAGACTGTAACCAATTCAACCTACACGCTGGCCACAAACACTCGCACTGTCAGCCTTGGTTCTCTGGTCGAGAATCCATTGTCCATCGCTTACGATAATAGTGAGCTACAGCCAATGGATTTGGCCACGATTGTAAGCCAAGACTCAAGCCTGCTTAACCTTGACACAACCGGCACTCCATCGTTCTATTACTTTAAGGGTAGGAACAGCGGTGGTACGGCTCAAGTTGATGTCTACCCTACGCTCCAGACCAGCAGTACAGCAGTATTGCAGGTGATTGAGAAGCTTCAGTGCATCACAAGAAACAGCTATACGGTTGACTTTCCTCCGTCCGATAACTCACTTAACGACGAGCTTCGTTTGCCTCACGTCAACCATGTTGTGTTATCCCTAACCCACGCAGACGCTCTTGAGCGTGAGAGGCAGTATGGCAAGGCACAGGTTGTTACGCAGGCTGCCAATGCAGACCTAGCTGCGATGGCCAACTACGAATTGAGCCAGGTTGGAGGAATGAAGCAAATCACTCCTAACAGCCTTGGCGAGCTTACAATCGAAGAGATCATCTAAACAGCCATGCCGTACTTTGTTGACGCAACGGACGATGTGCTGGCGTTTGACGGCATTCGTAACTTCTCTGGTGGACAAGCCAGCGGTCTGCAATCAGATTTACTAGCCGAAAACCAAGTACAAGAGCTGTACAATATGACCCTATCTCCAAAGGGTAATTTGGAGACTCGTGTTGGAGCTACTAACTTTTCCACCAATGCTACAAGCACCAGCAGTTCAGTGGGTGGGATGCGCTACTTTGAGACCTACAACTATCAACAATTGCTGACTGTAACTGGCGGTAGATTTTATAGCATTCCATCAAGCGGTACTGCTGAAATACATCCAGCAGATGAAACATGGGCATCTGTTGCAAGGACATTTGGATCTGACGCTCAAATGTGGTCTGATGGATACAGCATTGCAATTAGCACGCTAGTAAGTTTTGCCCAGTTTAACGACAAGATGTATATGGCCGATGCCGATGCCGACCTTCATTTCTGGGATGGCAATAGGGTAACAAGGCAGGGTGGCAAGCTTCGGGCTATTACAGTAACAAGCAGTGGCACTGGATACACAACAGCAACAGCATTTGTAAATGGTCCAGATTGGGGTGGAACAAGTCCAACCTTGATCACGCAAGTAGCTGGAGGAACCATAACGGTAACCGTATCAGACGGTGGATCTGGTTACTCCGGCGCACCAACAGTAACCATCATTGGAGATGGAATTGGTGCAACCGCAACAGCAACGGTGAGTGCGCCTCCACAAGATTTAAGGCTTTTAATCAACGCTGAAAATAGGCTGATTGGAGCTGGGTCTGGAGAGTTTAGGAACACATTGTATGCGTCTGATATTCTCGATCCTAGTGTTTGGGCTTCATCCAATAGCATCGTTGTAAATGGCGATGATGGCGACGAGATTACCGCAATCGTTCCGTACTACAAGAATCGCATTATTGTTTTCAAGAAACGCAGGATATTCCAAGTTGATATTCCAGCAGATGCTACATCTGCATCGGATTGGATTGTATCGCTCATCTCAAACAATACTGGATGCGTTGCCGCTGGAAGTGCTGTTCAAGTAAGCAGCGATATTCTATTTTTGTCAGACAACGGAATTAGGTCGCTTGTTCGTTCGGCTGCGGACGACTTTACCTCTGTTGGAATACCTCTTTCTGAAGTAGTCAAGGATGTTATTCAGAACATTAACACTGGATCAATACGCCTTGCTACGGCTATCTACTACGATAACAGATACTTCTTGGCCGTACCAACCGGTTCAAACGATTACAACGATACGCTGATTGTTTACAACACAGCTCTAGGCGCGTTTGAAGGCACTTGGAGTCCCCAGGTTATGCAGTTCACCCTAACCAATTACAACAACGAAGGGTCAAGGGCAATGTTCAAGAAGACCAATGGCGTGATTCAAAGGTACGCAGGATACAAGACACCGGCTGGAACGACATTTGAGGATTACAAGGATGGTGGCGTTGAGTATGAGTCTTATGTAAGAACAAAGGACTTTAACTTTGGCGATCCATTCTCATTAAAGTACGGAAGTCATTTTGAAGTTATCTTTGACAATTCGTTCTCAACAGATACATCCATATTCATCCAGCGCGATACAGATGTTGGCGATGTGGTTGTACAGCCAAACATTGACATTTCAAGCAGTACGCTCGTATTGCCATTTGCATTGCCAGCAGTGCTTCCTACAACCGTAAAGAAGAAGTTGGCGGCTGATCTGCGCAAGTACGAGAAATGGCGGTTAATTAACATTAAGATTTCAAGCACTGGCAACAGGCTGGCTGTACGTCAGATTACGGCTGCTGCCAACCCAGATACAATTGAGATTCAAAAGACAATATGACGGCTATTGAATACATTGAAGAAAGCGGTGTTCCAGAGGCTATGTGGCCTAACTTGGCTGAGTGGTTTGGCTGGTTTGAGAAGCAGGGTATGGTCGGGATTGTTAGGGATGAGGAAGGCATAGCCGGGGTGGCTTTGGCTAGGTGCATAAAGGATGGGCAAAAGCCTGACCATTATGTGCATAGCGAAGATGGCGAGAATGTGTTTGTTGATTTGACTATCTCCTCAAAAGGTGCTAAATCCTTAAAGTGCTTGCTGTTGCTCCTAGCGGAGCGTTTTGGTCCCCGCAAGCGGATCACCTTTAATCGTTTTGGCAAACCAAGGAGTTACGACTATATGAATTTTATGCGAAAGGCTATGGCTTAACATGGGTGGCGGTCCTTCTATTCCGGCACCTCCTCCTCCTCCCGATCCCCTGAGGGCGGCTGAGGCGAATGATCTTTTCTATCGCTCAAGCCTTGAGACTTATATCCAGAAACAGCCAGAAATTGCCGCGCTGGAACAAAGATTGCGGGAGAAGTATTCCCCGCGCCAGCGTGAATTAGAACGCCAGATGTCGGCCTTGGATCTGCAAAGATCAGCCCAGGCTGGCTTGCAGGTTGAGCGTGAGCTTGGCCCACAGCGTTCTTTGGAGGCTATGCGCCGTCAGTTCGAGATGGCTCCAGAAGCATACGCAACTCAGCGTGGTTTGGGTCAGCAAGCCGCCCTTCAATTCGCTCGCCTTTATGGTCAATCTCCTATGGGTGCTGTACCGCAGAATGTTCAGCAGTCGCAGGGAATAGGCAATGTTGATTACTTGAGCAATCTTCCAAGAGTAGGTATTAGCTAATATGGCAGCCAAAAAAACACCAGAACAAATTGCGGCTGAAGCCAAACAAAAGGCTGTAAATGAAATTAAAAAAGCAACGCCTGGATTGGCTAATCCAGAAAGATATGTAACCGCAAAAAATACGGCGAACATTCTTGGGGCTAGGGAAGCCTATATTAAGGAAAATCTAAAACTTAATCCCAAACCATTTCAGGCCGGGAATTACAACATTGCAACGGCCAGCAAACTTGCGGCAGAAGTTAACCCTTTCAAAGAAAAAGGTGTTGCTAATGCAGAATCATTTATTGGCAAGAATTTAATTTTTGACAAGGCCAAGGCAGAAGAAACCTTAATTCGCGATGTTTACAAGCTAAATCCAGCGACTTTTGCGGCGACAGGCACTGTTCCAGATACAAGCAAGCAACCAGTTTTTGATCGAACTACTGGAAAAATGGTTCAGCCAACCATCAATGTCGTTAAGTATGATATTGCTACCGCAGCCAAAAGATTTGAGGAAAATAAGCCAACAGTAGTTGCTCCAGAAAAATATCCAGAAAACTTCACTCAGGCAGTAAACAATTACTCCAATGCGTTTCAGACCGCAATTTCAAAGGGTATTCAAAATCTAAATGATGCAGATAGGGCAAACATACAAAAGTATGGAAGAATAGTAAGGGATTTCTCTGGAACGAACATAAGCGAAAATCAGAAGAATATCATTGCTCGCATAAATGATGTTGATACTGAAATAGCAAATTACGATGCCCAAAAGCAACTTGTTACACAGCAAGCAAAAAAAATTAAAGGCACGCCCGAATATAATAAGCTAACTGAAGCTGAAAAGAAGAAGGTAGGAGGAAGGGCAGATGCAGCAACACTTAAAAAACTAAATGTAGACAGAGAGGCTTTAATTCGCCTTGAGGCAAACGCAAAGAATCTTGCCCCTCGCTTTCAAGAATCATTTAGTAGATACGGTCTGTCCGATGTTGTCCAGGGCATTGGAGGAAAAGCCGCCGATCTTACTAAAGTCGATACCGAACTGGAGGCACTGCGAGCTAATAAGGTTTTCGGGACTGGTGCGTTGTCTGGAAAGCTAAACCCCCAAGTCACCGATGACCAGATTTTATCTGATTTTAACACAGGCAGAAAAAACAAGGCCAAAGAACTTTACGATCTTGGCACAGCCGCAACAACCGATCTGCAAAGCCAGATTGCTCAAGCCAATCAATTTCTTTCCGATCTTCCAGCAAACGACCCTAGGCGTGCAAGCACGCAGAAACAGATTGATGCCCTTAATGCTGACTTAGCCGAAGCACAAAAGGATACTCTTGAGGCTAAAAATCTTTTTGAAAATTATCAGCCGGTATCTGGCGAGCAAGCTGCCAGTGCAATATCGCAGGTCAGAGAATCTTTACGTCTTCCAGAAGAGCGAACAATAGCTCAAATTGAGCAGATTGACCCCACGATTGGCGCAACTGTCCGCGCTCTTTCAAAGCAATATCAGACGATGGTCGAAACTCCTCTTGGTCCGACAACGACCAAGCAGACTGAGGAACTCCGCAATCAGATCGAGCAAGAAGCCTTAAACCAGCTTCGTCTCGGTTCTACTCTTGGCGTTGAGGAAGCCCGTCAGTATGAGCAGGCAGCCAGGTCGGCACAGACTGCCCGTGGAAATATTTTTGGTCTTGGACCAGCAGTGCAGGAAGCAGCCAATATCGGTGCTGCTGCCGAACAGCGCAAGCTTGCACGTTATGGCGCAGCCACTGCCTTCCTTGGCTCTGGCGAGACTACTGGCGCGGCTACTGCCCGCGACCTTGGCTTGCGTAATGCTCTTGAACAATCCCGCCTTGGCGCGGCTCAAGGCTTTATTGCAAGCGGTCCGACGATGTATAACTTGGCCTCACAGCGTCTTGGCACACAGCAAGCCATGCTTAACAATTACCTTGCTGCATCTGCCCCTCAGGCTACCGGTGGCTTCCAAGCTACGCCTTCAGCGGCCAATCCCTACGCCTATGTCAATCCTAACGCTGGATTCATTGGAGCGCAGAATGCGGCGAGCATTTACAATACGCTGGCAGATTTACAAGCCAGCCAGTATGGTTCGCAGGTTGGGGCGATCTCTAGACAATCTAGTGGTGCTGAACAATTTGGACAGATTGCTACTGGTCTTAGCAACCTAATCAGAATATAAGGAGATTTATGGCAGTATTAGATATACCAGCAATGATGGATATGTTTCGGCAGGATGAGGCTCAGAAGCAAGCAGTAGCTGAAGCACAGAGAAAGCAGGCACTTGAAGAGCGTGCAATGGCTATCAAGGAACAGCCAGACGTTGACTTTACATTTGAAAAGGGCGGACTGAAAGTCAAAGGCAAGCTAAAGGATCTTCCTACTTTAAGCCAAGATCCAGCCTTTGCTCCTTATCTCGCTGGGATTGGTAGCACAATCACGAATGAGCAATCATTGGAGAACGAGGAAGTTCAGGCTCAAAGGGAATCAATCAATGACAGATTGCGTAAGCTTTCCGCTGAAAGACTTAAACAAGAACTTGAGATTGCAAAAGGCGACACTCGCACTGGAGCTATGGAGCTTGGTCTTGGTCTTGTTGGGCTAAAGAAAAGATCCGATGTAATGAAGGAGCTTGAGGCCGAACGTGGAGTGCTTCAAGGAAGAATGGCAGAGCTTGGATTCAACAGACAAACTGGTCAAATGGAAACCGAGACTCCAGAAGGCGCACCAACAGCTACAGCCCCAAGCGCGCCAGCTATTGCTGCACCAACAGTGGAACAGCAACCAGCCCAACCGCAAGCACCAAAGAATTTTAATAGCCTTCAAGAAGCAAGGGCAGCAGGCGTGAAGCCTGGAGAACTTATCTACATCAACGGAAAGCCAGGACGACTGCAAGCGAGGCAGTAAGCAATGGCTATAGAGCCAGAGCTTGAGTTCGTTCCGGAGCAGGAACAAGATTTAGAGTTCGCTCCGCTTTCCCCGAAGGAAGCTGGCAACTTAACCAAAGCCGAATATCTCGCATCTGGTGGCAAGCCAGAAGAAGTTATCTCGCCAGAACGCAAGGCTTTACTAGATCAAGAAACACAGCGTCAGCTACAGGCTGGAGCAACTCCACAGCAAGCATCCATTGAGGCTGGCAAAGCCTTAGATGCAATGGGAGCAATCCGCAGGCCAGATGGCACGATAGCGGAAGGATACAAGCCAACAGCGCAGGCGTTGGCTGAAGGCATTATCGAGACTCCAGCAATCCCAGCCGTAAAGGAGGCACAGAGGCTTGGCATTGAAACAGTATCGTCTGGAACGGACAAAGCTACAGGCGTTGGCTTTGCTATTGGAAGAAACAAGGACGGCAAGGTGGTGCGCTTCGAGGCTGACAAGGATGGCAATGTTGACTCCTTTGAACTTGAGCCAGAAGAACCGAGCAGGCTTGGCGCGATTGCACGCACTGTTGCGAGCCAAATAATACCTTCAACAACTGGTGCTGCAGCAGCAGAAGCTGCCGCTGCTTTAACCCCTGGCGGTATTCTTCCGAAACTTGCCACTGGAGCGATTGCAGGTATTGGTGGATATATTGCGGGACAAAAGGGACAAGAGGCAGTAGCAAGAGCATTGATACCACCAGAGCAAGTTGCTCGAATCAGCGGAATGCTTGAACGCGATATTCAGAAATATCCAGTAACAACAACAGTAGCATCAATTCTTACTCCTACTGTTGGTGGAATTTCAACACTCGGAAGAAGGGCAATTGGTGCATTAACTCGCCCAGCCACTCAAGCCGCTGAAGCTGTTGCTCCCGCTGTTGTTCCAGCGGCTGAAGGTGCATTGCCAAGGACAGTTGAGGCTGTTGCGCCGAAGGCCGAGGAAGTTGCTGGAAGAGTAGCAGCAGAGCCAATTCAGCTTCCAACTCCAGGTGTTGGTGAGAAGCTTAGAAAGACCCCACAGAGGATCATTGAGCAGAAGTTAGCTCCAGAGGCAACGATGCGTGAAGTAGCTAAAGGTGATGTTCTTTACAAGACAAAATCAGTCAAGGAACTGGAAGAACAATTTTTAGGATTGCCAAATGAAGACGTTGTAAGCGTTGCTAACTCAAGGGATGACATTGTTGGCGATGTCGCAAAAGTAACAATGTACAAAAGGTATGCCGATGCTGGCGATGCTGTTCGCGCAAATGAATATCTTGAGAAGGTTACAAAGCCAGGAACCGATCTGGGTCAAAGGCTTAATGTTTTCAAGCTGATAAAGATGGAGCCTACTGCCTACTCCAGCGCGGTAGCAAAAGTTATTGAGAAAAGTGGATATAGATTGGATGAGGCAATGACAAAAAGAATTGCTGATCTGAAGAAAGTGTCAAATAGAGCGCAGGATAATTTTGATTCATTGGCTAAAAAGGCAAGAACAAGCCTTGATGATATTGACATAAAAGCAGCAATTGATGCAGAGAAGAATCTGACTAAATCGCTATATAATTTACAAGTTGTCGAAGGCAGGCTTATCCCTAAAAAGCTATTTGCCGAAACATTGCCAACAATCATTCAGGGCAATCTTCTTTCACCAATATCTTTGGCAACAAATCTTTGGAGCAATGTAATTAACTCGCCTCTTCGGATGGCTGGAAGGCAGGCAGCGTTTGTAACGCAAGAGGTTGGCAGGGCATTTCAGAAACTTGCCGGTAAGGAGCTGGGACCAAGGCTAATTGCACCCCCAACTGGCGGAATAACCAGAACAATTGAGGCTGGAAAGGCTGGACTGCGTGGATTTGGCGAAGGACTTGTCGGAGTAAGGCGAGGGTTAAGTGCGGAAGGTTTGCTATCTGGAGAAAAAATTAAAGGATTTAAGCCGTTTACTGCATTTAGACAATTCTGGACAGGAGAAGGTCTTGCAAAACCAATCCAAAAAGGCTTTAGAGGAGCATCAACCCAAGCATTAGATAGGTTAAGACTAGCCGCAGAAGGAACACTTGGGATTCCAGCAGAGACAATGCTACGATTGTTGCAACTTGGTGACGCTCCATTCCGAAGGATAGCTCAAGCTAGATTATTGTCCGAACAGGCACAATTAGCTGGCCTAACTGGGAAAGCATTGCAAACAGCAGTTCGTCTTCCAACAGCACAACAATTATCAAAGATTGAACAAGAGGCAGCAGAAGCAGTATTTCAACAAGATACAGTCTTAACAAGAGCCGCGCTTAGTGCAGCAAATTTGTTTGGTGCTGGGAATAGGTCCGGAATAGCAAGATTGATTGGAAAATCAATTATTCCGTATGCCAAGACACCAGCAAATGTGATTGACGAAATGCTTGAGTTTTCGCTTCCTCCGTATGCCTTTGTCAAGGCTGTTCGCGCGTATAAATCAAAAGACTATAGAAAGTCTCAGATGCTTATTGGAAAGGCTTTGACAGGAACAGCATTACTTGCCGTAGCTAAAAAGCTTTCAGACGAGGGCATTATTGGCGGAAAGCCATCTGTTTCTGAAAAAATAAGAGATGTGCAATATCAAGCACTTGCCCCAAGAACAATAAACATTTCTGCATTAAATAGGTTCGCAAATAGTGAATCAACAGAAATTGAGCCTGGGGATAAAATTATTTCCTTGGACAAGATGGGCATTACTGGAGCGATACTTTCCATTATGAACTCCGCTATGGACGCAACCAAGCAAGGCAAAGAAGGATCTTTCGAGTTGTCCTCATTGCTTCCAGAAACTCTTTCATTTGCATTCAACCAAAGCTTCTTGAAGGGTACGAACAGCCTTCTTTCGGCTATGCTGGATGGAAGTGGAGCAACGCTGGACAAATGGATTTCCGATTACTACGGAGTTGTGGCATCCATCCCATTCCCGAACACGCTTACTGCTGTTTCTAGGTCTATGCGCGAAACAATGCCAGAAAAGTTCCAGATCAAGGATGTCCCAGGTGATGACGTTGAGAGAATGATTAACGTATTTGGAGAAGTCTTGAAAAGAAGGCTTCCAAGCATGGATGAAGATATGCCAAGAAGGATTGATATTTGGGGAAGAGAAGTTCCACAGACTCCAGAAGGGGCAGATCCAATTGCATACAATTTCTTTGACGTTACGAAAGGCCGTGAGGTTTCCTACGATCCAATCACGCTTGGAATCTACAAGATATTCAAGGCAACGGATGACGGAGATGTTGTGCCGCCAAAGCCTCTCCGCAATTTTACGCTGGATAATGTTAAGTATAGGCTTGATCCAGAATTGTATGAGGATTACTCAAAGATGCGTGGCAGGGCAAACAGAAGAGCCGCAGAAGCAATGTTTGCAGATAAGGATTTTAAGCGGATGAAGAATGAAGAGAAGGTTATTGTTCTTCGTAGTGCATACGCGCAGGTCGGTGACGATGTTCGAAGGCAGTTTATATCGAAATATGGAAACAGAATTAAGCGAGGTGAGAAACAATGAGATTCTCAGTAAACCCATCCAAGGATGTTTCCTTGCGAAACGATATGGTGGCAAGAGAGCTTACTGGAACTGGATACGAGCCAGTACCAGAAGAGATAAGAAGGATTGCTCCAATTGAGAAGGCCAGAGAATACGCCAAGCAAGCACCACAAGCACAACAAGCCGTATCGCAACCACCAGAACTTGACTTTATAGAGGAACAACAAGCTATGCAAACAAAGCCAGAACAAGACGTGCTGCAAGCAGCGGCGTTAAAGACGATTGATTTTGAGGCAAGGAAGGATAAGCAGGGCAACGTGCAGGTCTATAAATTGCCAGCCGGTGATATGGGTGGTAATTTTGAGGTTGCTGGTATTAACGACAAATATCATCCAGATGCCTTCAAAAGAATCTCATCGCTCCCAGCGCAAGAAAGAGCGCAGGCTGCGGCGCAGTACGTCAAAGAATACACCAGCCCATTCGTCTCTAAACTACCCCAAGAAGTCCAGCCATTCGCACAGGATCTCGCGTTTAATCGCGGGATGGGCGGCGCAACGAAGTACATCCAGCAAGGATTGAACACGCTGGGGCAAAAAGTAGCGGTAGATGGAGGATTAGGTCCGAAGACATTGCAAGCCATTAACCAAGTTGACCCAAAGGCGTTAATGCGTGCAGCCAGCGATGCTCAATTGCAGGACGAATACCGAATGGCTCAACGCAACCCAGCCAGAAAGAAGTTTATTGGTGGACTCGAAAGCAGAATACGAAATAGGCTCGCAATATTTGGAGCTTAATCATTGTCCTCTTCTTGAGATCCAACCCAAACAGCCCCTTCATTCATATAGGCAGAACCAGCCTTAATCGTTGTGGAAGTTCCGTAAAAGAAATTCCTAGACTTCGATATGAATGTTTCATCTTTTCCAACAACACTACTTCCAGACTTATAATAAAAACCATCAGTTGAAATTATTGACCTACCAGATGACGATGAATAAGCCATTCCACCATCCTCTGATATTACGCATCCACGGCCACATGAGAATCCGTTACGCTTTAGCACTGCTCCCACAAAATCAGCAGCGTCAGCATCATCATCATCAGCCATTACCGATGCCACAAGCATCGCCATCAGTGTTATAGTTATTATTGCTTTCATGGGAAAAAGTCTCTAGGACAAACCGAAAGCCGTCAAGCATGAAATTATCATCACGCCAAGTAGGTGCAGTTGGGGTGGC